ACACCTTGCGCTATACAAGAGAGGACTACGAGGCTTGCAACCAAGATGGGCTTGCCGCCACCCGCCGCGCCATCGTCAGGGCTGCGGCTGAGATATTGGAAGGAGCATGAAATGAGTAACCTACGAACCGCCGCCCAGCAGGCGCTGGGGGCACATGCAAATCGGTATCAAGTTGTGCGAGACGGTTATTGGTGGCGCGTGAAGATTGGCGACGGCACTCAGACTGTCGGTCAACACCACACGGAAACTGGCGCGTTGCGTCTTGCATCAGAACTGCATAGAGCATTTCACGACGGAGGCTTTGTGGTTCAAGAAGCCCTCAAGGCCGCGCTGGAGCAGCCGGAGCAGGGGCCGTGCCCCACCTGCGTTGCTTTGGATCGCACAGTAATGATGGACCAGATGGGGACAGCATGACCGAAGTCGTACACGTTGTGCCGCTCAATGACCTGCGTGATCACACTGCCAGCCCGGATTGTTGGTGCAGGCCAACCGAGGATGAAGGGTGGCCCGATGTCTGGGTGCATCACTCGATGGACCGCAGGGAAGAGTACGAAGAAGGAAGGAAGCAGTCATGACGACACTACGCGAAGCCGCCCAGCAGGCGCTGGAGGCGTTGGAAAGCCTGTTCACGTTGCAAGTGGACTATGCCCGTCCCAAGCAATGCGGAGACGCCATCACCGCCCTCCGCGCCGCGCTGGAGCAGCCGGAGCAAAAGCCGGTGGCGTACCTACAACGTCGCTTTGTGGACAACTTCCCTGCGCCAGGATACGAGACATGCGAGCCGCAGGATTACGGAGCAATGCCGGTATACACCCACCCACCCCGCCGCGAGTGGCGAGGGCTGACGGATGAGGAACGCCGTGATATTCGTGAGTGGAAAAAGATTCAGGAAGAACTTGGCCCTGTCTGGGCGCCAATGATGCTGTATTTGTATCTCGCCATCGAGGCCGCTTTAAGGAGCAAGAACTATGAGTGACCTGCGAGACGCTGCGCGTCAGGCGCTGGAGGCGTTGGAGACTGTATTCATGCCGCACCATCCAGCGGTAATCGCCCTCAAAGCCGCGCTGGCAGAGCATGACAAGGCCGACGCCATCAATAGGCTGGAGGATGACTTCAAGCACAACATTCGGCAAACGCAGGATCGCATCCGCGCCGCGCTGGCAGAGGAAGCACTGCAACGCCTGACTGATGCGAATCAGGAGATTGAAAGCATGATCGTTGATGAAGGTTGTTTCGAGCGTGGTTGTGCATGCCACGATAGCCGAGAGAGTCCGGGCGTTGTTGTGGTGAAACGCGAGTGGCGAGGGCTGACAGAAGAAGATATTTGGACTTTGGCAGCCAACTGTTTGGATAGCGTTCTAGGCAGGCTTCATTTCGCCCGCGCCATCGAGGCCACGCTGAAGGAGCGCAACGCATGAACACACAACCCGAAGCCCTGCGGCTGGTGCAAAGGCTGGCATATGTTTGCAAGTATTCTGATTCAGAGCATTGGGACGATCTTGATGCTGCCGCCGCCGAACTGCGCCGTTTACATGCCGAGAATGTGCTTCTCCATGAACGCCACCATTTTGATAATGGTGTTTTGGCTGAACTGCTGCAGGCGTTGAAAGAAGCAACTGATGCGATTGAGCATTGGGGCTCCTACTCTTCTGATTACTTCCAGCAAAAGTGGGACTTGCACAGCGACATCAATGCGGCCCGAGCAGCAATAGCCAGAGCGGAGGGAAAGATATGACCGAAGAAGACGAAGGGCTCTTCGACAACGTTCCTCTAGCCAACCGTGAACGTGACAAGGCATTCGAAGCGTTTATCAAGCGCAAGGATGTCCGCTCAATGTTTAGCGACGGGTTCCCGTTCCCGCTGAACCGTGGGTACTACGACTTCTGGTGCATTGTCTGGGCCAAGGCGTGGGACAAAGGGTTCAAGATTGGCTGGGAAGAAAGGGGAAAGCATGACAAAGGATGACATCCTGAAGCTGGCGCGAGAGTCATACGAGCGCGGTCAATCAGACCTGATGGAAGCATGCAAAGAGGCTGCAGCTAAAGCGATTGAATCGGCCATCCTTGCTGAGCGCGAGGCGTGTGCGAAGGTGGCAGAGCAGTTTGGCCCGAATCGGCCAATCGTTGCGGAACGACCAAGTGAGCGCATCGTGGGGCGTTGGGAAGGTGAGCAAGCTGCAAGTAGCAGCATTGCTGCCGCCATCCGCGCAAGGAGCAACCCATGAGATACCTAGCCCAAGACTTCGCCCGCTGCATGACCAACCCGCTGCTGGATCAGTGCAAACAATGCAGACGGAATGTAAACATGAACCCCGTATCACCAGACGCGCAGCGTCAGTCGTGGATCGGCCCGTGGGTCGGGCATGGTCCGTGTCCTAACGGAGACTTTGTGGAGGTGGAAGATGAGTGAGCGCTACGTGGGATTAAATAATTTGCTGGGCAAAACTATGACCAGCGTTTTCAACGTGGACGACCAAAAGTTGGTCTTCATTACCACAGAGGGCCAAGTCTTCAAGCTGTACCACGATCAAGACTGTTGCGAGTCCGTAGAGATAGAAAGTATCGTCGGTGACCTCGCTGATTTGGTTGGTGAGCCCATGCTGATGGCGGAAGAAAGCACCAGTAATGAGCACCCGTCAGATCACAAGCCCAGCGAATACGACGAGTCTTTCACTTGGACTTTCTACAAATTTGCCACCCGTAAAGGATATGTAGATGTCCGCTGGTTTGGTCAGTCAAACGGCTACTACAGTGAGCGCGTTACCTTTGTGGAGGTGAAAGATGAGTGACCCTGTTGTGTGGGCATGGAACCATCAGTTGGAAGAACTCAACGACCTTGGTTCGCACAAGAGCATCCGTGCGTGGGCAAACACAGCAAGCCATCGGTCCGAAGGGCTAACGCCCCTTTACACGCACCCACCCATTGAACGTATCCTCACCGACGAGGTCATCGCTGACCTGTGGCATGCCAACGGTGGGTTCCACCATCACTTCGCTCGGGCGGTTGAGCGGTATCTGAAGGGGGAGAAATGAAGTTCGTCAAAGAACACTCTGCGCAGGTGTTGGACTTCTGTTACTGCCTACGCACCATGAAAGAGATCCGACAGCACTTCCACCAGTGGCCTGATCAGGCCCGCTATGCGGTGCATAACCTTGTGAAGAAGGGATGCCTTGTAAACATGGTGCCCGGTGCCAAGCGTGGGCTGTACCTGACCAAGAGCAAGCCGCCCGTGCTGAAGTCAAAACCCAAGCCCGTCAAGGCTGTGCCTGTGCGCAAGACGGTGGCGAATAGTGTGTGGCAACTAGGAGCGATATGAAATGTCCCGAATGCGGAGTGTGGACCTTGGTACAGGATTCGCGGATGCGCTCAGATGGATCGCGCCGCCGTCGTTACCTGTGTGCGAATCAGCACAAGTTCTCTACACTGGAAGTAATAGCCGTGACGCCAACAGGAAAACAGAAGGTGGTCCCTGGCCTTTCCTTCTATCGTACGGAAACGATGGCAGAGTTACGGTCAATAGAGCAAACCGTACAACGCCTTATGAAGACGCTCTCACCGCAGGCGTAGCACTGTTGTAAGCGGGCGTTGCATAGCTGCGGACGCGGTTCTAACCTCACAGATGCGAAGCCGATGCACCGCGTAGCACACGCTTGCCCGCTACATTCTTTGTGGCGTGTGCTGTCCCTCCGAAATCCAGAACCGAGGGGGCTGGGAATCTGTGTCTCCCCCTCACTAATTCGACGTGCTGGGGCCTTGGGGGCCCCTCACTAATACAAGGAACCTCATGACAGCAAACGAAACGCAAGTGGGCGGCGCTCACTACAAACAGCACACCTACGAAACCTGGGACGTAATCCTAGACTGGAACCTCGGTTACTTAGACGGCAACGCTGTCAAGTACCTGTCCCGCTGGCGCTCAAAGGGCGGTGTGCAAGACCTGAAGAAGGCGGCACACTACATCCAGAAACTCATCGAAGTGGAAGAAGCAAATGGCAACCCCAGAAAGTAAAGTCAAGGCCAAGTGCGTTGACATCATCAAGAAGTACAAGGCGTACTACTTCTTCCCTGCACAGAACGGCTACGGTCGAGCAGGCATACCAGACATCATCGTGTGTTACCGAGGGATGTTCCTCGGTGTAGAATGCAAGGCAGGATTCAATAAGCCCACTGCTCTACAAGAGCGTGAGATGGCAGACATCCACCGTGCCGGTGGGTCCGCGATGGTGGTGCGCGAAGACACCACTGAACTGTTGGAACATTGGTTCCTAGAAAGGAAGGACTATGAATGAGACAGACACGTGTGTTACCGACGTAGCCGCGAGGCTGCGGATGGTGACGATGATGGAGCGCATCGCTGCGCTTCCCGCAGATGAAGCAGATCAGTTCGTGCGCACCATACTTATGGTAGGTAGCTGCTTCTTGGAGGCCAAGAACCACGGCGTGTTCCTGCTGGTCGAGAACGAAGACACGCTCAAGGTCATGGGCGTCAACGCCACGCTCGACGAGACGGGGCACATGCTCACGCAAGCTGCGGATATGTTCATCACCAACATGGTCGCCAACGACATGCATCGCAAGGGAGAAACACATTGAGACCCTATGACAAGATCATCGTGCTTGACTTCGAGACGGCATGGTCTCGGTCAGAGTACACACTGTCCAAGATGACCACCGAAGAGTACGTGCGTGACCCCAGGTTCAAAGCCTGGGGCCTGTGCTACAAGGAGGTGGGCACCGATGAGATCCCGGTATGGGTGCGAAGCGACCGCATCAGGCGCTGGGCAGCCAGCTTCGACTGGTCCCGAACCGCTGTGCTGGCACACAACGCGCAGTTCGACGTGACCATACTCTCGTGGGTCTACGGCGTGCAGCCTGCGTTCATCTTCGACACGCTCAGCATGGCTCGGGCCCTGCGTGGCGTGGAGGTGGGCAACAGTCTGGCTACGCTGGCCGAGGCGTTCGAGCTTCCTCCCAAGGGCAAGGCGGTGCACTCAACCGATGGCATGCTGGAGAGCATCCCGTTCGTGGTCGAGCAGGAGTTAGCTGACTACTGCAAGCACGACACGTACCTGTGTGAGCAGATCTTCCTGCGCTTGATCGAGGGCTACCCCACCAAGGAATTGAAGCTCATCGACATGACGCTCAAGATGTACACACGCCCGCTGCTGCAGCTTGACAAGGAGATGCTGGCGCAGGCGATTGAAGAGGAAAGGACTGCACGTGAAGGTCTTCTACAGAAGCTCGGCATGGTTGAGGCTACGCTTGCGTCAAACCCTCAGTTCGCGCAAGCCCTCAAAGCTCTGGGCGTCGAGCCGCCAACGAAGATCAGCAAAACGACGGGCGAAGAAGCTCTCGCCCTTGCAAAGAATGACGCGCTATTCCAGGCGCTACTCCATCACGAGAATGAGGACGTTGCACTTCTATGCGAAGCGCGACTGATGGTCAAGAGCACAAGTGAGCGCACACGTGCACAGCGCTTCCTCGACATCGCTGACCGAGGCAACCTGCCGGTGCCCCTGAGCTACTACGGTGCAGCCACAGGCCGGTGGACGGCAGCCAAGGGCAGCGCGATCAACATGCAGAACCTCAAGCGTGGGTCGTTCCTGCGCAAGGCCATC